TTGGCGGCCCAGGCCGACAATACGGCCGTCAACTGATCTTTAGACATTTCCGTGGCATCAACTGACAGGTCCAGGTCACCTGAGTCTACTTTGCGGCCAGTACTGCCCAGCCATTTGACTGGATTGCCATCACGTGGGTCCTTCTTAGATGTCAGATCCAGACCAGTGATGCTTTCTAGCCATTGCACTGTGGGCATGACATCTGCTTGTTTAATTCTTTGTGTCAGTGGCTGACCTTGCGAATCTTTAAATACGTTGCCACCTTCATTAATCATCGTCTGGTTCATCATATCCCCAATGCGGCTGAGTATTGTGCTACCTCTTGCGGCGTCAAGCCTGATCTCTTCAATACAGACTTGACTACAGGAACCATACTATTGTACTCGGGAGTACCTTTACGGTCTGCCAAAAATGCACCAAGTTCAGATACCAACGGTGCTTTGTTGGGGCTGGATTGAAACTGCTTGGACCAATTGGTCATATAGTTGTTAATATTGGCCGTGGTGAGTTGTTGCTGAGTGCCCAGTGCTTTGGATCTATTGATTTGATCAGTACGCAAATTTTTTGTTATGTCTGCTTGAGCAGCGTTGGCATTGGCTATACCGGTCCGCCCCAGTTCGGCAGTCTTACCACTGGGGTCACCTATATAGGACAGTGCTGATAATCCTTTGATCAATCCTTTGGCCAGTCCAGTACCCACACCTGGTTTAGGGGCGTGTGGGGCTGCCGCTGGTATGATTGGTGCAGCTTGAGCTGCTGGTTGTGGTGACGCTGTGGGGGGTGTGGCCGGAACTCCGGCTTGTGCCTGAGCACGGGCTAATAATTTTGCCTGTTCTGGATCGTTGGGATCCAGCTGAACTGCTTCGGTAATTACTTCATTGATCTTCATTGTTGCCTAATCTCCTTACACCACGTATAAATTTATTGGGATCCTGGCTACGAATACTATTGATAAGTCTGCGCTCTAATTCCTCGGCAGCATCGGCGTCGTAATTTTCTTTAATATAGTTGATAAGATTGATGGCACCAGCAATTACATTACTGGCACGACTCTCAACTAGATTAGAACGATCGCGGTGTGCTAACAAACCATCCAGTTCGTCAAGTATGCTGCGAGTACGCTTTTGCAAGATAAAACTCCAATATGTGGTATTTATGACTTTTAGTTCAATTTAAGTATAGTGATAGGGTGATCCGTTAATCAACTCCCATTCAGCTTCATAAAACCTAAGGTATGCCCAAGAATCTGATGTATAATTTAAAAAACTATTTGAACTTTTCCAGTTATAGAAATAGTGTTGATTTAAGCTGTTTTCCTTGATAAAACGACCATTGACTATGTCAGAAAACTCTACATTCCAGCATCCGGGATAAGCGGTAAATTCAACAAATACATTTTTTGCCAGTTCTCTGATCTGATCTTTAGCACTCAAATCATCAGACTCTTGCCACTGTGGATTGTTCTTGCACCACCAGCCGTGATAATATCTCAACCAACGATACAATTTGCTTTCACGAGTCTCTGTGGTTATGGCCAAGACTTTATCAAAAACTTTAATGTCAGGAATTCCCGATGGATGCAAGTGAGTTCCCATCCATGAATCACTATTTTTAAAACGTTCCACCAACTTTTCCCACTGCTCTACGTCAACTGACCACTGAACGGTGGGGGTGTCAGAAATTTTAAATGCATTATGTGCAGATCCAGTGGTTTTATATCCATCGAACTCACTGGTACTATTATTAAGAAGATCACATACCAGTCCACCAGCAGTGTTGTTACTAAAACAAACTAGATTCATTCTCGGGTCTTTAGTTTAGCCAACATGTTTTTTAGTTCGGTACTCTTTACTTCAGCCACTGGCACCGATGTATTAGCCATACTGTTGATCACTGTGCTAGTTTTAATCTGATTTAGTATGCTGTTGGCGTTTACTCCACCACTGGACTCTTCTCCACCAGCGTCTGTAATACGCATGGTTTCAATATTATATTCCAAGTCAATCTTGTGACCCACGCCAGTTGAACTACGACTCTTCATACATTGCATCTGATACTTACCGCGCTCTTTCATAGCGCGACTGGTAAAAATACCAAATACATTATCTGCTGTGTTGATCTTACTGATACCACCAGCAATATGACTATGGTCAAATTCAATCTCTTCCACAGCACTTCTGTTCAACTGTGACGCTGTAACTAACAATACATTTAATTCTTTAGCCAAGTTGCGCAGTTCTTCTGCTACATACTTGTCCTTGATAAACTGATCGTTGGGGTTAACTTTAACACTCACTGGCATCAATAAGTCCAGATAGTCCACCATGACAAAGTCCACCCGAATACCAGTCTGTATCTGTACTTCTTTTAAATAGCTACGGATATCGTTAATAGTACTCTGTGCTGGTAACCACTTGACACGATATTGACCAGCTTTCTTAGACACCATCTTGACCTTTAATGTAGTGGTATCAATATCCTTGCGGATCTCTTTGGTTCCCATGCCTGACAACATGGCGTCAGTCCTCAAACTACAAAGTTCTTCACTGAGTTCCAGTGTGATATACACTCCACTGAGTCCTGCCTGTAGCCAGCTGAGTGCCATGTTCATCATGACTAGCGATTTACCTGATCCTGAACCACCAGCAAAAATATTCAGCTCACCACGGCTGAATCCACCATACAGTATGCGATCCATCTGTGGCCAACCTGTGCTGACCTGTCCGCCAGTATTAAAATATCGATTGATACGTTCTGCTGGATTGTCAAAGTAGTCAGTGCCCATGTCCTTGGTTAGACTGATTTGTACTGCATCCTTGATCAACTTTTCCACAGGATCATACTCGCCTTTCTCCAGCAAGTCTGCTGCCTTGAGAATAGCACGTTCTAGTTCTTGTCTGCGACTAAATCCTTCAAACTCCTGCATGAACCAGTCGTAGTGTCCGTCAGCCATTTCAGGAATGGGCTTGAGAGTTACACCAGTAACAGCCTGCACCTGATCATGTGTGGGCATGGTCTTGTACTGATCTGTGTGTTGCTGAATAAATTCAGCGGCGGCCCTTAAACTACGATCAAAGTTTTCTGGATTGTAAATATTCTGAACTCGCACAAAACTCTGTGCGTCATTCATCATCATCTCTAAAAATAATCTCTGTAGGTCTGCGTTATATTCTTTGCTCACGTATTCTCCTATAGATTATTATATATGCGTTTCTTGTATAATTCAATTTTTAATTTACTCGTCTCTACGCTGGCCAGAATGCTCTTAAGTACAAATAATTTTCCATATTTAGACACGGCCTCATTGATATCTTTACAGCTCTCCTGCCAGACTGGGAAACTAACGTCCCATCCATATTCCAGGGCAGCATCCACCATCTTACGACCAGGACGATCAGTGTCGGGCACCACTATTACCTGACGACCCAGACGGTCTATAATTTCTGCCTGTTGTTCACTTATCTCATTGCCCAATATGGCTATACCGTCAATAGCCATTGCATCGAATGGGCCTTCGCATACAATAACAAAGCGGCTCGTAGGTAGTTGTCTATCAACATTAAAAACATAATTGGGCTCGTGTTGTGTAAAATATTTAGGTTTAACTCCATCTTCAACGGATCGGGCACTGTATCCAATGGGCTCGTTGTTCCAGGTAAAAGGAATAATGATTCGTTTGTTGAGGTTATATGCCGTTTCTGGTGTCCAATAAAACTCGTATCGGGACAGATCAACCCCACGGCTGGCTGCGTATAAAACTGCGGTATGCCACTCTTTTGGCACATCCTGGTTGTCGTTTAATGTATAGAAAGTGTTGAGTGCTTGAAAACTCTGTGCTTCATCTGGCAATGGCCTGGCTTTGAATGTGATCTCCGATTCGGGCTCAGATTGTACCAATTGTTCTGGTGCTATTAACTCCTTAACTCGGATGGCGTCAATGGTCAGTCGTTTGACTGTATTATCATCAGCACCCAGCCAACTTAATAACTTTCTAAACTTGTAAGTTAAATGTCGTCCTGGTTGATAGCTGGCTTTGAAGTTGCAATTAAAACAATGATAACTGACCCCACCATCAGAGTTCATCATTATGCCACCACGGCCACGAGTGTCAGCTGATTCGCCATTATGATGGCAACATACAGCATTAAACGATATCCATCCGGAAGATGAATTAGTCTTGCGTTTACCGGGAAGGATCAGACGAACAGCGTCCTGAATAGTATTCAGCATCGTGCTAGTATAACAGAATTTTTGGTTTAAATCAAATATTTAGATACCGTATTTGTTGCGGTTTACATTATAGTTTTGTAGAACTTCTGTAGCTGTTAGTGCTCGATTATACAAACGAACAATACCTATTCTACCACTCAGATATTGAGCATATTCACCGTTGTTGTAACTACCCAGATATAAGTTGGACGGAGTATTCAATAGACTGGGTAAGGTGTGTGATACGCTGCCCACGC